CTTTCCGCAACACTCGGTGTCATGTCAATAATGGTCGGTGTCGCGTCCAATGCCTTGCCTATCGTCTTTGTGCTTTGATGCGAATACTTCACAACGTTCTCGCAGAACACAGTTTCGTCAATGATTCGCCCATGCTGTTCTGGCAGTACGCCGACGATGGGACACCATGACGGACGCGGATTCCCATTGTTCGGGATTGGCTTTAGGTCAAGATGTGCATTGCAACACAGCGTTAATTTACCTCTGTAAGACGCGAAATCATACATCGGGCAATCGTAGCAGTCCTTCGGCATCTCCATCCGCACAATGACTTCACTCATATTTCCCTCCAAACCCAAACGGGTCTTCATGCGCCATCTTTCCGTAGCGGTCGATGTAGTCAGCCGCTTCGCCGCGTGTCTTCCCCTCAAATTTGGGAATAGGGTACGGACTAAACTCTTGCATATCTGCAATGCAATCAGCTTGCTTTTGCGTAATCTCCAATTCCCGCCAGCTCATTCCTGTTCTCCTTTCAATATTTCGGGATGATGCTTTTCGGCATACAATCTCGTGGACATTAGCACGGCTTTCGTGTCGCTCGTATTTACGATCCTGTCATGTCGATATTCATATCCGAACATCGAGCCGAAGCGAACGCGAATGTCATGGTCGAGATAATACAATCCGTCCCAATCCCTATATGCGTTCCTCTGTGTGCAATCCTCATACTGCAACGGCTCTATATCTCCGTTTTCAAGCAAAGCATATTTCTTCGATAGGTCAATCATTCCTGTTCTCCTTTCATTCTCGCGCCTCTTTGTAATTCGATTTCTCAAGGACATTAATCCTGTGCCACACGGCTTTTTCTGTTCGCCCCATAGCCTCGGCGATCTCCTTGCACGTCATACCTTTGCGGCGCAAGCTGTGGAGAATCTCGCATTGCTCCTCTGTCCACTCTCCCTGAACAGGCTTGCGAACGCTGTTTGAATCAGCCCTTAGCCTGCTCATGTCCTCTTTCTTGAACCCAAGGCTCATGAGCTTCTCCTTCGTTTCGTGAACGCTTTTAACGTTCAGGTCGGCTATGATACGCACCTGATGAATCGGACACTTGCATTGCTTAAACATGATCCGTATTTCTTCGTCCGACATCTTCCACGTCTGTGTCATTGCTCTCCTCCTTTAACTGCTCCTTAATGAACCGAGTGAACGTCATGCTCCGCTTCGGACGCTTGGCGTCCATTCTCTCTATATCTTCTTCCGTTAAAACTCTGATCTTATGTTTCACCTGTCTCATCTGTCTTTTTTCATCCTCTTGATCTTTGCTTTCTTTGCTGTCTCGATGATATAATCAACGGCCTTCTTATCTTGGCGCTCTTTCTCTCGGAGCAACCTTATGCGTTCCTTCTCCTTGATGAGCTTCTCGCAGGTGTCCTGACAAGCTCGATGTCTGTCAGGACAGTCCTTACAACCTATCCCTGTGCCGTACCCCGGCATCCGATTCCATCTCATTTCCCTGTACTTCCGAATCCGTTGCTTCCTCTGTCCGTGCGGATGCCGTAGTAATCGTCTTCTGTCGTTAGCACAACAGGCTCGTAGAAACACGGCTGAACGATAAGCTGCGCGATTTTCTCGCCCTTGCGGAACGAATACTTGTGACCGCTTAGGTTATACAGCTTGACAGCGATACTGCCGTTGTAACCTTCGTCTATGACCCCACCGCAAGCGACGATGCCGTGATTCACATTCAGTCCGCTTTTGCTCTCGATCTTGCCGAAGGTTCTGTGCGGCAGCCGAATATGAACACCTGTGTCTATGGTCTTGCTTCCTCCCTTGGCGAGAAGTGTGAAGTCGAACGGCGCGTACAGATCAAGCCCTGCATCCGTGCTGTGCGCTCTCGTCGGTGCGGTTGCCCAAGGTTCAAGATATACCTTCATGCTTTTTCTCCTCCTGCTTGTCTATCCATGTCACACCCACCGCGAACGCCATCCATGCGTCTGCCGCGAATCCGTAAAAGAAATCGGGTTCTTTCCTCGTCCCTTTGCCGCTTGCCGTCTTTGCGAAACGATCTATCAAAGCCTGTCGGATGTTCGCGTCCTTTGCATTTGCTCGTCCGCAGAGGTTCATCTTCTCTTCCTTGCGGTAGACGAGGTGGAACGGAATGCCGCGTCGCTCTGCCTCTTGGATGAATCTCCCGATCCATACGCAGGTGTCGAATACGGTCGCTCCAACAGCCATGCCGTATGACGCGACCATCTCGATGACGAGAACGTCGTAATCCCAATACTTCGTGGTATCGAGCAGTTCATTGTTCTCCTTCTTCCCGTGCAGGATCGGGTGATGGTTGTCGCACATCATGCAATAGCCGCTGTCGATGTTGCCGGGATCAATCGCAAGAATTACCATGCTTGTCTCCTCCTTCATGCGTGGTCTGGGTCAATCGGTTTGACCGTGCCGTCTTTCATGCGCTGCACGAGATCGAACACTCGCTGTGCTCTTCGTTGTACATCGGAATCACTCTCCTGCGGAATCGGGTCTTGCGGATCAATCGTGTTCCGTTCGACAAGCTCCTTCACAGGGTCGCTTCCGCTTCCGAGCATCTCTCGTAACTGTGGCGGCAGCTTGCGGTTCTCTCGTTCCCGGCGAAGGAAGATGTCGTATTGCTTCAAAAAGCGTTCCCTTGCAAATTCGAGTGTCGAGCTTCCGATCTCGCATTGCGACCAGTCCCGAAGCTGTTGCGGCGACCCTACAAGCTGTTGGCACACAGGAGGCAGCTTGCCGAACTCCTTGACGTAATCGTAGGCGCTGTTCGATATCGCCGTTGCAACGCGTCCCCATGCTTTCTCTGCGGCTTCCAATTCGTCGTTTCCGCCCTGTTCGAACTCCTTCGCATAGGCCGTAATATCGGCGATCGTAGGAGCGAATACGCTTACCCTTGCGTGTTTCATGATGGCTTTCTTTGCGTTCTCAAAGCTGATGTCATACAGGGACGCCGTCCATGTATCAACCATCTGTTTTGATGAAGTCGAAAAAACCGCTTCCCGGGGATACAGCATTGCTATGACCGCAAACATCTGCACCGTATCCTGCGCTGTCATCCTTAGCTACCTCCTGTTCGTACATTTCTCGGAGATGTGCGAGCCTGTCCGTCGGCTTCACTACATCGTTCCATCGTTCCCCGTTCAGCCATGTAGCCGGGTTGGGAACATACCCCTCTCTCCAAGTCTTAGACTGCTTTTGCTGTTCGATCGCTTCGAGCATCGTTGTTAATAATTCTTGACTTGGCTTAATCTTCATCCATGCTCTTTGAGCATCCTTCTTTGCAACCTTCTTTGGATAAGCTAACCAAAACGTATCGAAGCTGTTAAGTACAGTAGTGTTACTTGAGTTCCTATCCTGAGTAGAGTCTTTAGTTACTTGGTTATTCTCTATGAAGGTGGTAGTAGAGTTACTTGAGTCCCTCCTCAGAGTAGAGTCTTTAGTTACTTGAGTATTAGAATTACTTGTTTCCCTTGATGTAGTAGGTATATATATATCTATATTATTATCTTCCCACTGGCTGCCATTGGTAGCGACTGGGTGCGACTGGTAGCGACTGGTAGCGTTTCGTAGATTCCGCTGACAGAGCGCGTCGTAGGATTTTCTCTGCTCATCAATAGCTTTTTTCACTGTACCCCACAGTATTCTCTCGCTTCCGCGAAGATCAGCGACCGTTCCATCTTTGGCATAGGCCAACATGGCTGTGAACAGTCTGCCGCGCTCCGCGTCGCCGAGGCTTTCCATGTTCTCGGAGAAATCGGTATCGATTTTCAGATACTTCATGTCCTGTACTCCTTTCTTGTCGGAATTGTCGGGGAGCAGGATCGTCTGCTCCCCTTACCGCTATCGTCTATCAATCGCCGAACGGTAGGTCTTCGGGGTTTATGTTCGTGAAGTCGTTCTGCTCGTGTGCCTTGTATTCTTCAGACGCCTTGATCCTGTCCTGAATCCAGTTCGGCAGCGTCTTCATCTGCTCCCATACATCGTCGCCGACGTCGAGGTCGAATGCGAAGATCGTCGTCTCGGCTTCCGCTACGGCAACGCCCTTCATGAGCTTGCTGACCGAGCCAACCGCGCTGTATTGCTTGCCACTGGTCTTGCTCGTCTTATTGACGATCGTCAACATGCAGGTCTTATCGAGGATGTTGTGCAGGTCGAACGACTCAAGTTCTTCGTCTGTGAATCCGCGACCGCGCCAAGACTCGAGGATAGCGCGGAGCTTGGCCTTATCGTTGAGGCTCGCGGTATAGGTTGCGCTCATCACGCGGGGCTTGTCCTCGCCGTTGATCTCAAGGCGTTCCGTCGGGAGTTCCCACAGGATCATGACCTGCCGCTGATATTTCCCGGCGAGGTCGTTCATCTGATTGCCGAGGTCGATGATCTGAACGCAACGTGCGGGATACGTTCCTGCTTCGAGGGGTGCTGTGTTGCTGCTGTTGCTCTTTGCTGATACGGTTAACATGATTTTTCTCCTTTAGCTGATAGTTAGATTGTTCTTTGTGTCCACATAGCAGCCGTCGAGGGCTACGCCGTCATTAACGAGCTTTTTGATCCCGTTCTTATCAAATTTGATGGTCGTCTCGGTCGTTGCGAGGTCGTCGTGACCGATCGTGTGGAGCAGTTCAACGAGCTTGTTCTCGTCAGTAATCTCAAGGCTCGTGCTCTTACGGAAGGCCAACCGCGCTCTCGGTGTGTCGAGCTTTGTCTTCCCGGCGACAGCCATGCAGGAACGCATGTATTCCCGGATTCTGTCGCAAGCGTTTCTCTTATACTTCGCCCGAGCCATAAGCCGCTTGGCTTCGTCCTCAAGGGCAACAGCTTCAGCGCCGAGGCTCTTGTACAGGCAGGCAATGTTTTCGAGCTTGATATCGAATTCCTGACTGATGGCGTCAAGCGTGTCGTAGATCGCCTGCTCGTCGGTAATCTCCTCGTCCGCAATCATGCGGCTGAACTCAGCGTAGGCGTCGCTGATCTCATACAACGTGGTCTTCATTTAGTCTCCTCCTTCGTTATCTTGTATCGAACGATGCGCTTCTTCGCACCGTTGGAATCGATGATGTCCTCCCAACTCTTCTCGACGATGTAGCCGAGCTTCTTCATGTCGCAGATACGACGTGCCGGGGACAGGATGCCGAGCTTATATACGGCGTCGAAATTGGTAATGCTGCCGTGTTCATCGGCGAATGCAATCATCTTGCGTACTTGTGTCATGAGGTCAGAAGTCATCGTTCTGATCCTCCACATCGTCAGATGTCGCCTGTTCGAGCAGCTTCTTCAAGTCCTTGACGCGATCGTTCAGGCGCTTTACCTCGGCCTTGAGCGTCTCGTTCTGATCCTGCGCTTCCTTGAGCTTCTCTGCGACCTCGCCATATTTGTAAACGAGCGTCGAGTAGAAGTCCTGCATTGTGTCCGGATGTACCGGAAGGTAAGTGATGTTTGCCATTGCTTTTACTCCTCTGTTTTTTTATTTGTATTTGATCCCTTGCGGAAATCGGACTGTGCGATAATCATCTTGCAGACCTTCAGCATGGCCTTCAGACGGATGTTTTCGTCGTGTTCCATGTTGTAAAGCTCTTCCCACGCTTGAGCGCGTTGCTCGACCTTGCGGTAAGCCTCCTCTCGGTAAACGCGATGCTCCCGGATCAGCTTCTCCTTGCGCTTGGCATTCATGTACAGCGTTCCGCAGATCGCGGCGGTCATGGTCAATACCGACCCGACGATGTAAAGTTCCATATCTTCTTGCTCCTTTTGCTCTGATGTTGTAGGTTCTGTAGGTGTGGTGGGTTCTGTGGGTTGTGTGGGTTGTGTGGATTGTTTGGGTTCGTTTTTCGATTCGGTCATTCTCGACAGTTCTTCCAAGCTGATGCCAACGTCGGCGGCCTTGGCAGCCTTGTCTCCGATGAGAAGATACTCAGGCGTCGTATTGAGCGCTTCTGCCAACAGGCGGAGGCGTTTCAGCGGAATGTTGTCCACGATCCCGCTTTCATACTTGTGGATCGCTGACTTCTGTACGCCGATCTTGCTCGCAAGGTCTTCCATCGTGAGATGCTCGCGCTTTCGTAAGTGGTGAATCCTTTCTCCAATCGTCATCTTGTAGGTCTCGCTTTCTGTTTTTTGTAGGTATTGGCTGATGTATCAATCGTACTGGGCAAAAAAAGAAGATGGCTTGATGTCCAAAGCGTCAAGTACCTTCAGCAACGTGCCGACGTTCGTGTCGAGAACCTTGCCGTTTTCGATGCGGCAAACTGTACCAAGAGCTACGCCGCTTTTCTTGGCGAGGTCGCGCTGCGTCAGTAGTTTCATGCGTCGCTCGTTTCTCAAAATCATGCTCTAACCTCCTTCTCGGTTGATGCGTCAATCATATCACAATATGGCTGATATGTCAATCGCTTGACATATTATTCACAAAGAGTTAATATTTGGATGAAGGAGGCGAAGCGAATGACATTGCAGGAAGTGTTGAAGCGATATCTATATGAGCAGGGGATATCAGCAAGGGAATTTGGAAGGCGATGTGGATTTTCAAACACCTATGTTTCGGTGCTAATATCGGGGAAGAATCCCGGATCGAAAAAGGAATTGAAACCGACGGTTGAAACCTACGAGAAAATCGCAAAGGGCATGGGGATATCTGTGCAGGAGTTGCTGTCTATGATGGGCTATAAAAGTGGCCTTATCGTTTCCGACAAAACTCCTTACAACCCGTTCTACGACGAGGACAACGATGCCTATGGCGATGACATTGAATGGCGCAAGATGCACGGAGCTATTGACGATAACGAGAACCTGCGTCGGATCGTGACGATGTGTGTCGGCCTTGACGATGCGACACTAAAGCAGATCGCCGCTGTTATAGAGGTATTAATTAATAATGGGCAGAAAACCTAAGAAGCGTGGAAACGGCACGGGAAGCATCTACAAGCGGTCAGACCGGGAGGGCTATGTTGCCGAGGTTCGCATCGTAGACAACGGAAACATGCGGCGCATCCGACGCTCCTTCCCGACGAAGAAAGCTGCTGCGCTTGCTATCCCTTCGATGCGGCAGGAATTGATGACGGAATCCGTCGCCCGGAAGAGCATCAGCTTCCGCGATCTGATCGACAAACTCTTTGCGACAGAATGGTACAAGCAGCTATCTTCCGAGAAGCAAACTGCCTACAAAATAGCTGTTAATAAATGCTCTTCGCTTATGACGCTCTCAGACGTCCGTAGAGCCGATTTTGAGACGCTACAGGGAATCATAAGGGGAATGACGTTCTACCCTGCTCGTGACGTCCGTACGGTGTTAAACAAGGCATTTGAATTAGCCATGCGGATGGACTGTCTCGAACGTAACCAAGCGCCCCTGTTAGAGCTGCCAAAAATGCCGCAAGCGAAGAATTCGGCATTCACAGATGAGCAGGTGCAGATGATCGAACAATGTCACGATCCGTTCGTGCCGTACATCCTGCTGATGATCTACATGGGGTTGCGCCCGGTCGAGCTTCGCGGAATGACGGTCGAAGATGTGCATCTTGACGAACGATACACGGACGGCGGGCGGAAGACAGCGAAAGGTGTGCCGATCGCAATCTTCGACGATGCGCTGCCGATCCTGCGGACGATGTGCGAAGAGACGAAGACTGGGAAGTTGTGCAGGATGTCCGAAGATGAATTCTATACGGCTTTCTATCGATGTCTCGCGGAAGCAGGAGTACAGGACGAACAGGATCATACACTGACACCGTATGCTTGTCGGCATACGTTCGTGACGAGGTTGACGCGGCAGGGTGTACCGCAGGCGATGATACAGAAGGCCGCCCGCCACACATCCTACAAAACGACGCAAAGGTACACGCATCTTGATATAACCGATGTGCTCAATGCGGTCAACAAGCGCTGATTTTCCTACTCCCCTTTTAGGGGAGTCCTTTTTTGTTTAGGGGAATAGCTCCAAAAATGGTGGGCAATAGGCGAAAGATAGGTGCTGTTCCTTGGTGGGCAATAGGGTGGGCAATAGAATATTGTATTTTAATTAATGTATTATTATTATGTTAACAAATTCGGACAAGAGACAAAGAAAAATGCCCTAAAATCGGGCATTTTTTGATGTGTGGCGCGGAAGGAGAGATTCGAACTCTCGCACCGGTCAACCCAGTCTACTCCCTTAGCAGGGGAGCAAAAACCCAGTATTTTAGGGCTTTTTCGGTCTTGGTGGGCAATTCGTGGGCAATAGAAGAAACAAAAAGAGCAGCTTATTTGCTGCTCTCGATATCCCTTCGGATAAGCTCCTTGATGTATCCCTGCATGCTTGGCTGCTGCTTCAGATGCTCGATGATGTCGGCATCTGTACTGTTCTGTAGCTTTAGCCCGAAGCGGGTCGTGTTCTCCTTCGTCCACTCAATGCGGCGTTGCGTTTCTGACATGGGTTAGCACCTCCTTTAGTCTATTCTATCACGGCAGGATTCGTTCGTCAACCGATCCAAGCAAAATGTTCACGCGATTGACCATCAAGCGTTAAGTCTATACCACGCGCTCATCGCGCTGCGCTCGTTTTTGTAGAGCTTACGAACGATGCGCTTGCCGCCTGCGCTGACGGACAGCAGAGCACTTCCGTCGGCCTTGATGGTGATACTTCCGGTCGCACCGGAAGAGAAGTCTTTTAGATATCGCTTCATGCGTTCTTCCTCCTCTTGGTGGTCTTCTTGGGTTCGGGGTATGGGATAAATTCCTCTTCCCCTTCGATGATGCTGTACGATGACCGAAGCAGGTAATGCGTCTCCTGCTCTTGATAGGCCCGGATCAGGGCGACGGCAAGCTCATGAGTGGACGCGCTGCCGATCTCGGTGCTGTCTTTGAAGCAATGGAATCTTGTCATGGTTGACACCTCCTGTATATATTGATCTTGTTAAGGGAAGGGAGCAGGTCACGCCTGCTCGCCTTCCGCGTCAGCGGTTTCGATATCGCCGTAGATATAGGCGACGGCCTTCTCAGCTTTGGACGCCGCGCTTACGACCATTTTCGGGTCGTTGCGCAAGGACTTGAGCCAAGACTGGATGTAGGCAACGCTGTTCCGGAAGCTGTTGTCAGTGGCGATGCCGAGCGAATGACAGATGCTCGCCGCGCCGATCTCGGCGACAAGCTCCTCCTTGCTGTAGTCCTGCGAACCGAAGCGATGGGAAACCTGCTTCGAGAATCGGTCAAGGCGCTTGCTGTGTCCTGTGCTGTGCGTTGCTTCGTGGAATGCTGTACTGTAATACTCAGCAGCGTACTTGAATTGGCGGATGCAGGGGAGGTTTATCAGATCGAGCGCGGGGCTGTAATAGGCTTCGTCAGAGACCTTGTCGGCAACGAGCTTGATGCCTTCGCGATTGATGTAGGAGTTAAGCAGATCATCAGCTTCGGGGATAGCGTCGGCATGGTCAGCAGGAATCTTAATAGTTTGTGGTTGCGTTACCTTGTCCCACTTGGCCTTGATGCCGATGCAGTCATCGATGTGAAACACACCGTAATAGCGAAGGAAGGGAATCAGTTTCTTAACGGGCTTGCCGTTATCATCGAGGATGACGTTGCCCTGCTCATCGACGGCGTCGACGGGGAGCTGCTTCCAGAAGCAGACGATCTGCTGCTTCGCGCCCTTGCGGATCGAACCGCCTTCCGCTTGGCACTGCTTGAAGGTAAGATACTCGCCCGCACGACCAAGCATAAGCTGGTTGATCATGCTGTACGGTTTTCCGGTGACGTGCGAAACCGCAAGAGCGCTGATGCGGATGCTTCCGCCTTGGCGGGAATACCCGACCCAAGGCTTATTCCACGGAATGATCCCCTGCTGTAATTGGTCGATGATGCGATCGGTAACGATCTGATAAACGTTGTTGCTCATTTTTTTGCTCTCCTTTCAAAATGGGTTTGTACCCTTGCTACGCCCATAATATAGCATGGGTTTGTACCCTTGTCAATACCCTTTTTTCGAAAAAGTGAAAAAATTTTTTATTGCCGATGCTGCGCCGAACCGAAGACCGGAAGACGTCTTGTCAAGTAAGAATTTAGTAAGCTGAAAATTGTTGCAGTTTTTCAAAGAAAAAACGTGCTAAAGTGATAGCGTCGAAAGATGTATAGATGCTCGACGTTCTCAAAAACACAGAAAGAGAAAAGAGAAAAGTAAGCAAAAGAGAAATAGAGAAAGAGTAGAGCTTTTATATCTATATCTCTTTTTTAGTTTAGTTTAGTTAAGTCCTTTAAGGGAAGGAGGAATACAGTATGCTTACAAGACCCTGTAAGTTACAAGACCCTGTTAAGGTACAAGAGGTTGTAGACGCTTATTTTGCGGATAGAGAAGAACAGCAGGAAGTAAGGGAACTGAAGAACGGAGACAAGCGTATCTATCGTAAACCTCCAAGCATTTGGTCGTTATCCAAGAAGCTTGGTATTACTGACGATTGTTTCAGAGAATATATCTCCGAAGAATCCGACAGTAACGAAGCGTATAACAAAGAGATAATCGCCATCTTACGTGACGCGAAGCAAAGAATCATTGATGAGTTATACGAAGGTGTTGCTTGTGGTTATTGGACAGAAAAGATCATTCTTGCACAGCTTCAGAAGTTTGGAGTTATTGGAGATACCGACGATCATCAAGTGAAAGTGGTTATACAGGGTTCAAACTCATGGAGTGAATGAGTATTTTATACAGTCTATGCAGTGATATTCATTGCATTATACGCTGTTTATGCAGGAATAGAGTGGTAACTATTCGTTAAATAGCTGTTTAACGAATAGTTGTTCTTTGTTCTTTGTTTGTTCTTCTTTGTTTTTCTTTTGTTTTTCTTCCCGGAAAGATTATTTTATAGTCTATACTGGGGGTCGAAAAATGACAGAAAAAGGGTCTATTTGGTTGAAAGGCAGAATGGTTCCATCCACCTCCTCGGAAACGTAATAGCCCGCCCACGGAAGATTACTGTATTTCGCAGAACCTTCACTCCCACGACTGATTACTGTATTTTCACAGGTTCGTTTACAACACAGAGCAACTTAACGGTTGCTCTTTTTGTTTGCCGTGTTTTCCCTGTTGCACGGCAATAGCAGTTACGGTACAGGTTTGCATCTTGGGTTTTTTGCTACTGTTTTTTTCCCAACACTCCTCCTTCCTGTACCGTAGCTGCCCCACATGGAGGAGTATATAAGCATGGCAAAAACATTGGAGCTTAAAGGCGCTCCGAATCCGAAGCAGATACAGTTCTTTGAGGCAAGGGCAAGGCACATTGCTTACGGAGGAGCGAGAGGCGGCGGTAAGTCTTGGGCAATGCGAAGGAAGTTCGTGTTGCTTGCTCTGCGGTATTCGGGGCTCAAACTGCTTCTGCTCAGACGGACATTCCCCGAACTGGAAGGAAACCACATCATTCCGCTTCGGGGGGAGTTGGACGGGTTTGCGAGGTATTCTACGGAAAAGCGGATGTTCACTTTTCCGAACGGCTCTATTATCAAGCTCGGGTACTGCGATACAGATGCGGACGTTTACCAGTATCAGGGACAGGAGTACGACGTTATCGGCTTCGAGGAAGCGACGCAGTTTACCGAGTTTCAGATGCAGTACATCTCTACGTCCAACCGTACAACAAGGACGGACTTCTCGCCGAGAATCTATTACACTTGCAACCCCGGCGGCGTAGGACATAACTACATCAAGCGGCTGTTTATCGAACGGCGCTTCACAGAGTACGAGAACCCCGACGATTATGTGTTCATATCGGCAAGGGTAAGCGACAATACAGCCCTTATGGAGGCTGACCCCGGCTACGTCAAGACGTTGCAGAGCCTTCCCGAGCATCTGCGGAAGGCTTACCTTGACGGTGATTGGGACACGGTCGAAGGACAGTATTTCAGCGAGTTTGACCGCACCCGTCACGTTATTGCGCCCTTCCCTATCCCTGACGGTTGGCGTAAGTTCCGCGCTATGGACTGGGGCTATCACGACCCCTGTGCGGTTCTGTGGTTCGCTGTTTCTCCTGACAGGCACATCTATGTGTACCGGGAGTATTACAACAACAAGACGATGGCGTCGGACGTTGCGAAGGAAGTCCTGAAGATGACAGGACGCGAGAGGATAGACTACATGGTCGCGTCTCCTGACGCTTGGCAGGAAAGAGGTCTTGCTTCCGGGATGCACGGCGAGAGTATTGCACAGACGTTCCTTCTCGAAGGCGTTCCGATGATCCCCGCCGACAACAGCCGTATCAGCGGTTGGAACAGAGTCCGGGAGAACTTGGCAGACCATCCTGACGGCAAGCCGTACATGATGATCTTCGATACCTGTTACAACCTCATTCGGACGTTGCCTCTGCTCACATACGGCAAGATCAGCACGAAGAAGTTTGAGGATGTTTCCGACGGCTGTGAAGACCATGCTCCCGAAGCTCTGCGCTACGGCTTGATGTCAAGACCGTCCCCGATTATGGAGGCGGAGAAGATTGCGCCGCACCGAGCCGTTTACGATCCGTTCTCTGCGCCTAAGAGACGCGTTGAGGGCGGATTTTTTAATCTTTGATTTCCGAGGTATCTATCATGTCTGAAGAAGTGAAAGTCAGCCAGTACGGGATTACCGAGTGTGCCGACAATATATCGACCATCATGGAGGGTTTGTATAAGCCGCATCCTGTCTGCGTCGAAGGCGAAGACCCGTTTGTCGCCGCGATCTATGGCCTGTTCGGGCGGTACTTTACGGAGAAGTATGCTACGGAGTGGAATCGTCTTGACGACAACAGCCGCATCTACAACGGCAATCATTGGCACGATTTCGGCGACAAGGAAAAGAACAAGAAGCTCCCGAAGCCGAACATTCCGACGCTGACATCCGCTATCGAGAACCTCAAAGCGGACTACAACGACGAGTACCCCGAAGCGGTCGTCGTCAAGGAATCCGTTCACAGCGAACTTCTCGCCAAGGTTCTTACCATCATCATCCGACAGGAGCTTGACACCGCAGGCTTCGAGGTCGAGTACGGCTCTATCGTACAGGACATTCTGCAAGACGGTTGGGGCTGTTGGGAAGTCGGTTACGACCCCGACGCCAATCAGGGCATGGGCGGCGCGTACATCCGCACCATCATGAACAAGAACTTCCTGTGCGACCCTGCCGTCAAGGATTTGCAGGACGGTCGCGCCTGTTTCAAGATCGACATGAAGCCGCGATACTGGTTCAAGCAGAGATACCCGGAACAGTACCCGTACATGAAGGATGACCGCGAGTACATCCAGTTCAATCACGAAACCATCACCGACGCCGACAACAACATGGCTGACAGTACGTTTGCACTCATCGAGATGTGGGTGCGCGAGTACGACCCGAAGACCATGCGGCACAAGGTTCACTTTGCGAAGGTCGCCGGGCATCAGCTCCTCGAACTGTCTACGGAACAGTACCCCGACGGCTATTACGCTCACGGCATGTATCCGTTCATCGTAACGCCTCTGTTCCCTCAGCGCGGCACGGAGCTTGGCATTGGCTTGGTCGATATGTTCAAAGACCCGCAACGGTTTTCGGACAAGACCTTGCAGATCATCCTTACGAACCTCTACCGTGCGGCAAAGCCTGTCATGGTATTGGACGAGGCTTACCTCGTAGACCCGACGGACGCGCTCGACATGGATAAGGAAGTCATCCGCGTTCACGGCAACGTTCAACAGGCTTACTCTTGGCAACAGCCACAGCCGCTTCCGAACACTTCGTTCAGCGTTGTCGATTACCTCACGGGCATGATTAAGAACGAAAGCGGCACGAACGACCAAAGCCGTGGACAAACATCCGCAGGCGTTACGGCGGCTTCCGCCATCACCGCCTTGCAGGAGATGTCTACGAAGCGTTCCCGGATGGGCGCACAGCGTTTGCACTTCTCGTTCCGCAAGGCTGTCTCCATGATGCTGTCCGTCGTGCAGGAGAAGCAGATCGTTCCCCGCGTTGTCGAGGTTACGGTTGCAGGCGAGCCTGTTGCCGTCTCGTTCGACGGCGAATGGGTGCGCGATCAGCTCAAGAGACTTGGCAACGGTACGCCTATTGTTCCGTTCGTGACGGTCAAGTCCGCCCGCCAAACCCGCTACTCGAAGATGATGCACAACGAGCTTGTCATTCAGATGATGCAGGCGACGCAAGGCTCTACCGATCCCGTACTCATGTTCGAGGCGTTCGAGTACGACGAGAAGGAAGCGATCCTTGACACCATCCGCAAGGCACAGCGCGGCGGCATGCTCAACCTCACCAAGCAGGTCGAGGAGCAGTCGCAGATGATTCAGCAGTTGTCCGAACAGCTTTCGCAGTATAAGCAGGCTATGGCAAGCGCTGAAGCCAACATGCAACAGATGGCGGCACAGCAGGCGCAACAGGCGCAGGCGAACATCGACGCTCAACAGGAGCAGATGACTGAAGGCGTCGAAGGCTTGAGTGCCGACAATATGCAGTAACGTTATTTTGGTGACGCCGACCATAACGGGCGAGAAAAAGGAGAAGTATGGATTACGAAACCACGGTCGATGTGAACGTACCCGAAGTCCCGGAAGTGGACACGCAGGCAGCCGACGTGCCTGCTGTGGGCAGTGATGAACCTGCTGTTGAAGAAGTTTCGGCGGCGTCTTTCTTAGAGGATCAGGGGGAAACGGTCGATACACCTGCTGCCGACGAGCAGAAACCCAAGATCACGAATCAGAAGGACTTCGATACCGCCCTTAACAAACGGCTGTCTGCGGAGAACAACAAGGGGTACAACAGAGCGCGGAACGAGATGATGAACTCGCCCGAGATGCAGTACCTCAACGCTATCCTCGACGACAGAGCCGCAGAGAAGGGCATTACTCGTGAGCAGGCGCTCGCGGAACTCAACAGCGAACGTATCAAGGCAAAAGCGCAGGCTTATAAAGCCAATCCCGAACTCATGTACATGGACATGATGATGGGGCGTATGCCGAATATGCAAACACAGCAACAGCCTTCCACAGGCTACGCGTCCGTCAACGAGATTGCCACGCAGATGGCTGAAGCCATTCGCGCAAATGAAATCCCGGAAGGATTCGACGTACAGCATCCCGACAACGACTTCTTCGAATCGGCAAGTCAGTTCGGCGTCAAAGCCGCGCTCCGTATTTGGAAAGCCGAACATGCGGGACAGCTCAAGGCACAGGACATTGCGAACGAGCTTCAGCGCAGGCAGAAAGCCCCGAAGCCGATGTCGCCTTCGTCTGCGAATCCCGCGACGCCTGCACCTCCGAACTATGCTGAGATGTCCTCTGAGCAGTTCCGAAAGATCGAGGAGCAGATCAAACGCGCAGCCATGAACGGAAAGCGTGTGCGTCTCGACTAAAAATTCAAATTCATAAGGAGATAAGAACATGCCTGTTCAGACTACTATCAACACCGCAGCTACCGCTACGTACCTCAACAAAACGTTCTATGATCGCAAGCTCCTTGAGATTGCGAAGACCAAGTTCGTGTTCAACCAGTTCGCGCAGAAGCGCCCGATCCCGCGCAACAACGGCAAGTCCGTCGAGTTCCGCCGCTTCAACCTGTTCACGCCGAACCTCACCACCAATAAGCTGACCGAAGGCGTTACGCCGAACAGCCAGTCCATCAGCCAGTCCAAGGTCGATGCGACCGTCGAACAGTACGGCGCATACGTCGAGGTTTCCGACCTGCTCGATATGACCGCCTACGATCCGCTGACCGCGAACATGGTAGAACTGCTCGGCGAACAGATGGGTACGCTCATCGACTGGATCGACCGTGACGCTCTCGTTGCGGGTGCTTCCGATCAGTTCGCAAACGGTCGTGCGTCTATCGCTACCATCACCGCTACCGATAAGCTGACCATCGACGAAATCCGCAAAGCCGTCCGTACCCTGAAGAAGAACAAGGCTCGTATGTTCGGCGGCGGTCGTAAGCCGCACTTCGTCTGCATCTGCTCCCCGGATGCGACCTACGACTTGCAGGGCGATCAGCTGTGGCAGGACGTTTCCAAGTACAGCAACGCGGAAGCGATCTACTCCGGTGAAATCGGTCGTATGTTCGGCGTAGTCTTCGTCGAGTCTACCGAAGCGAAGGTCACGCCTGTCGGTACTGACGGTGCTACCGTTCCTGTCCATCACTCCATCGTTCTCGGCGCTGACGCCTACGGCGACGTTGACGTTGACGGCAGCGGTGCTATCCAGTCCATCATCAAGCCTGCGGGTTCGGGCGGCACGACCGATCCTCTCGATCAGCGTTCCACCATCGCGGCGAAGATCATGGGCTACACCTCTGTTGTCCTCAATTCCCTGTGGATCGTGGACATTCAGCATGCGGTTTCCGCGTAATCGACCCTATATGAGAGGGGAGTGAAAGCTCCCCTCTCTCTTAATTCAAAAAGGAGGAGCAATATGCCTACTGCAAAGAAAACTGCGGCGAAGAAGACCGCACCGAAACCCGTTGCCAAAGAAGTTGTGAAAGAAGTTGTGAACGAAACCGTTCCCGCGCCTGCCCCCGTAGACATCGGCGAAGCTGTCGAGAAGGACACGCTCGAACGTATCGCGCAGGAAGAAACGAAGACCATCATCATCCCGCGTGATCCGCGTTTCCCGAAGGAAGACCAGTTTTGGGAATACTGCATCAACGGCGTTATCTACCGTTATCGGCGCGGTGTGCCGCAGGAAGTTCCTGTTACGATCTATGATTCTGTTGTCCGCAAACTGCGGATGCAGGAAGAATCCGCTGTCGTTATCGCAGAGTACGGCGGAAGCGGCAAGAAACTGAACTAAGGAGAACCTTACATGAATTTGCACGAAATCATTTCTCAAGCCCTGCTGATCCTTGGACTTGGCTCTCAGGCGCACGTCTTAGACGCCTACGCGGACGAGTTCAAGATGTACGCGAACGAAGCTGTCAAGCAGATTTCGCGCAAGTTCAGGCAGACGCGGACGGACATCGTTCAGCTATCGGAGAATCAGGAATTTGATGTCAGCACCCTGTCGCACGTCTGCGCGAAGGTGTGCGTCATCCAAGACGAAAATGGGATTCCTCTCCATTGGATGCAGTCGTCCTACGGTTCGGGGCTTATCCACGTTTCCCTTCCCGTCTACGTGATCGAGGCAGACGACGAGCCTGCCTCTGTTCGCGTGACCTATGAGTTCTATCCAAAGAAACTGGAACTGGACGCGGACATCCCTGAACTTCCCGAATTTGCTCACGATCCGATTCCGTACTATATCGCGGCACAACATAAGTTCCGTCAGGACGGCTCTGCGTCGGCTATGGGGCAATATCAGTTGGCTGAGTTCAACCGCATGGTCGCCGATTTGCCTGTGCCTTCGTATGGCGAACGCGCAAGCTATAAACTGCATAACTGGAATCGGGGGCTGATATAAGTGTACATCACAAAACTCGCGGAGTTCTTCGGAATCCAACAGCAGAAGGACGGTACGCTACTCAATATCGGGACGGCTCGTGAATCCGTGAACATGGAAACAGCTGACGGCAACCTTACCGTAGCCGAAGACTTCGACACCGTCGTCGAAGCACCGTCCACCGTAGACGGTGAAACGTGGAAGGCGCTGTTCGGTTTCGAGCGCGTCACAAGCGGGAGCATCCTTATCGCCTGCTCGACGCACAAGATCATGTTCCATACGGAAGCGCCTGATTCTACGACATGGCAGGAGATTCTGACGTTTGAGTCGCCGAGCGACAATGTATCGTTCGACGCACAGCTCGCCCGGATTTGGAACACGGACTATATCCTTATTGCGACAGGCATCACGCCTATCGTGAAGATTCCGATTGATGAGCTTGTTGTAGGCAACCCGTCTTACTCTTGGTTCGGCTCTGACGTGTACTACCTCAACGAGCCTATCGCTATCACGAATGTCGATACCACGGACATCAAGAACAGCATCATCACGGTAAGCGGCAATGCGCTGTCCGAAACGGAAAGCCCTGAGACGCGGATGCGAGCACTTGTCTACGGTGTCTATATCATGGACGGACAGAACGTGAAGTACCTTCTGTACCCCGACCTTGTCGAAGGGATTTCCTCGGACGGCTCGCAGATCACGCTCGACCTTACCGGGTGTACCGTCACAACGAGCAACACCATTCAGCTTCGCGGCGGCGTGTCTGACAAGAAGGTCGGAAGCCTCGAACTGTACCATGACCGTCTTTGGAGCGCAGGCGATCCCGAAAACATCTCTCGGCTGTACTGGTCTTGTGCGGCAGGCGAAGGAAGAACCATCGAGGATTGGGTGTCCGACGATTACTACGAAGACGCTTCGGGCGGTCATGTTGATGTCGGCGTTGCAGACGGGGACAAGATCGTGGCGCTGAAGGCGCTGTCCGATTGCATCCTCATCTTCAAGGTCAATTCGGTTTGGCGTCTGTACGGCGACCGTCCAAGCAATTATACGCTCGAACGCGTCAGCGACGAGGTCGGCGCTTTGGATGACAGCGAGATCATCACACGGTACGGCATCCCGTACTGGCTGTCCAAGGACGGCATTTACTTCTCGGATTCGTCTACTTGCCGCTATACGGACGGCGAGGTCAACTACCTTGCCGAGCTTTTCAAAGGCGTCGAACGCAACGCGAGACGAAGCGCCTGCTCCGTTCCTTCGCTTCGCCGCATGTTCTTCAACGTTCACAACAGCGAGATCGGGAACTTCATCCTCAGCCGTGACCTTGCGACTGGTTCGTACCTTACCTTCAACGGTGCAGAGTTTATTGACCTTTGCGAAGTGGACGGTGTTCCGCTGTTCATGACATCGGACGGTGCTGTGCTGAAGCGCGGGGACAGTACGCCTATGCTTCACTCGCATGACGGCGAGCCGCTTGAAGCGAGGTGGGTGTCACAGCTCATGGAGCTGTCGAACCTTACAGACAAGAAGCAATGCCGCATGTTGTTCTTTAGGGCATCGGGCGGCAGGATCAACATTAAGATACACTCCGACCTCGGCGACATGGAAACGTATGTCACGCCTGTCGAAATGCGGACGAACGTGATTGCTTTGCCTGTCGCTATGGCAGAGGCGCGATATATGCAGTTCACCATATCCAACGTCAACGGCAGCCGATTCAAGATCGAGGGCGGCATAAGCATCTGCTACGAGAAGCAGTACGAGGTGTGACATGGATAACATACCGATTGACGTTGTACGGCTTGCCGACTCATCTGACGAGCCGTACAACAAATACAAGAAGACGAACGAGGACAGGCTCAATGCGAACTTCAGACGCCTGAAAGAAGTTTCCGAACAGCTTGGAGAATCTACCGAACAGCTCGAAGATGACACATCGAAACTGCTCACGCCCAAAGCAAAGACTGTCACGAACAGCCATTGCACGGCGCGGTTTTATGCGATTGGCGGTGTCAAGGCTGTTAGAATAGATGACCCGAAAGGATTGACTACCAACGCCGTGACTACGCTTGTGTCCGCGTCCGAAATGGCAGACTATATGCCAGTAGGCTCTTACGTGCAAGACTGCGTAAGCATGAACTCTGCGATGGAGCGCGTCCGTTTCTACGTTGATTCATCGGGCATCCAAGCCTATAACTACTCTTCCAACACAAGCGTCATCAATCTGTGTGAGACGATCACCTACATCTAAGCGAGGCGAAACGACATGGCTGTACCGACTTATTCTGCACGATTGATTTACAGTGCCAATGGTGGCAGCGGCGCACCGGGAGCGCAGACATTGTCCACAGGCATGCCCGGAGAAGGCATTGCCTTTACGATCAGTTCGACACGTCCGTCTCGTGCCGCATATACGTTCAAGGGTTGGTCGTTCAGTTCGAGCGCGTCTTCCCCGTCGTATTATCCCGGCGGTTCAGTTACGGTCAGCGCGTCGAATACGGACGGCGGCATACAGAAATATACGCTGTATGCTGTTTGGGAACACGCTATCGCTTACGTCTATTACAACGCAAACGGCGGAAGCGGAGCGCCGTCTACGCAAAGCCATTGGGCGGGCTATTCCGTAACGCTGTCAACAACGACTCCCACAAGAACCGGGTATCGGTTCTTAGGATGGGCTGATTCAGACTCAGCCGCGTCTGCGGCCTATCAGCCCGGAGGAAAGTACGCGCTGTACTACACCATCACTCTGTACGCTGTTTGGGAACGCTTGACATATACCGTCAGCTACAACGCGAACGGAGGCAGCGGCGCACCGTCTGCACAGACGAAGACTTACGATGTCACGCTTACATTGTCGAGCACTATTCCGACACGGTCGCAGTATGAGTTCCTCGGTTGGTCTACGTCCAACACGGCTACCACAGCGACATACGCGGCAGGCGGCTCGTTCACAGCAAACGCGAACACGACGCTATACGCCGTGTGGCGAAAGGTTACGGAGACGTACACGCTAACCTACAATGCGAATGGCGGTAGCGGAGCGCCGACAGCAGAAAGCAAGACGGCTGTTCCGCCGATCACATTCACAGTCTCCTCGGGTGTACCGACGAAGGATGGTTACAACTTCCTCGGTTGGGCTGACAGCTCCACAGGCACAGCTTCCTATCACGCGGGTGATACCTTGACCATGTCGGGGAACAAGACAATATATGCCGTATGGGAAAAGGCGGCGCAGACGTATACGTTGACCTACAACGCCAACGAAGGAAGTGGAGCACCTGCGGCGCAGAGCAAAACGGCTGTCCCTCCGATTTCCTTCACGGTTGCTTCGGGGACTCCGACAAGAAGCGGTTACAGATTCCTCGGATGGGCTGACAGTTCTTCGGGTTCTGTTGCTTACCATGCAGGCGATACCCTGAGCTTGTCGGGCAACAAAACGATATACGCCGTGTGGGAGAAAACCTACACCGTCACCTACAACGTGAACGGCGGCACGGGAACGGTCGCTCCTCAGACAAAGTACAAGGACGTGGCAATCACCCTCCAAGGTACTGCACCGACACGAGCGAACCACACGTTCATCGGTTGGTCTACGGACAGCAGTTCGTTGTACGCGACGTATCAGTTCGGCGACACGTATTCCGATAATGCCGATCTCGCGCTGTACGCTGTTTGGCGCGAAATGTACGTCATCAGCTACACCGCCGAGGGCGGCAGTAACGTGCCTGCTTCACAGACGAAGATGCAGTTGGTTGACATAGAGCTGTCCTCGCAGATGCCTGTGCGTACAGGCAAAACGTTCCTGACTTGGGAGGACGGCGTCGGGAACAAATACAACCCCGGCGCTGTGTACACGACCGACGCCAACCTTTCGCTTCATGCTGTTTGGGAGGACTTTCGCGTGTCCGTCAATTACATCATGGACAACGGCTCGTTGAAACAGGCCGATGCGTTCGTTATCGAGAACGGCATCCCTGTTCCACACGACGTTTACGTATAAGGAGAAGCACATGATTAAGAACTATTCATTCGTCCTTGACCTCTCGTTGCTGAACAGCGTCAAGCTTCCCGGCATCGTATCGGGCGACACTGGCAACGTGTTCGACATTCTGCTCGTCAGCAATACGAATCCTGTCACAGACCTCGAAACCTCCCGTGTCCGTTTGGTGACGGAGAACAAAGACGGTCTGCACTCGCAGGACAGTATCGTCGAGGGAAGTGACATCACGATCATTTCGGGCGAGGTTGACGGCGTCGAGACGCAGGGCATCGAGGTTGTTGTCCATTCAGGCATGATCTCTGACGGTCGCAACAGCGGCTACGTGGAAATCTACCAAACCTCCGAAGGCTCGGAAATCGAATGGGATGTCAAGCTGACATCACAGGAGTTCACGTTCAACGCGGTCGGCTCTCCGTCCGAAGTGGCGGCGTCTTATCCGTCGCTCACCGGGCTTGAGGCAAGGCTGAAGACTCTGATCGAACAGCTTGAGGGGTATTTGCAGACGTTCGATCCGAGCAAGTACCTTCGCGTGGACGCACAAACGTTGACGGAGGAACAGGCGCAGACGGTTCGCAACAACATCAGCGCCGCCTATTCTTTGCACACTCACGGCAACATCTCCAACGACGGTTCAATCGCAAATGCGGCAAACAAGATCGTGGAGACAGACGATGACGGCTACCTCGTTGCGGAGAGAAGCATCATCGTCACGAAGACCGACCCGTCCTCGCTAACAGGCGTTCAGGACAACGACATCGTCTTATACGAGCAGGTGTAACTATGAGCAGGCTCGACGAGTTTATCGACCTTATCTGCTCACAGGTAGACAAGGGCATCTACGTTTGGGGAGGAAACGGTCAAGACCTTCTTACCGTTTCCAATCCAAAGGCTTGGATAACGAGCCACGAAACAAGTGACAGCCATACGAAAGATGAGAACATCCGCCGCGACATGGCACTATTCCAAACGCGGAAAGCGGAAGGCGTGAATCCGATCCGGGCGTTCGACTGTTCCGGGCTTATGTATTGGGCAGGCAAGGCTGTCGGCGTTTTTTCCAAGGACGTTGCTGCTCGCCACATCTATGCTATGTGCGACAAGGTCACAGACGTTCAACGCGGCGATTTTGTGTTCAAGGGGAATGGCGACAGCATTACACACGTCGGTTGCTACATTGGCGACGGCATCGTCGTCGAAGCCAAAGGTCGTGACTACGGCGTCGTGGAGACAAAATACAAACCGTCTGCATGGGTAGCTGTCGGCAGGCTTCCTGCTTTGCAGGAGGACGCCGAGGACGATACGCCCGAAGTCCCCGAAACGGCCTTGCCTTTTGTCCGTGTTAAGGGCGGCTATAACCGCACGGTTCGGATTCGGACGGGCAACGGCAAGAAGAACAGCAAGGTAGCGACTGCGCATGGCGGTGACGAGTTCCCATATCTTGGGAGGGCGGAAAGCGATCCGCATTGGTATAACATCGAATACAACGGAAGGACAGACACATGGATTACTGACGGGGCATCGTATACGGAGGTGATCTATCATGCCTGACGCGGAACGCACAATGATTGAAACACAGCTCACAGAAATCAAGACCATGCTCAAGACGATCATGGAACAGGGCAAAGACCACGAAACCCGGTTACGCGCCCTTGAAGGCGAGAAGGGCAAGAAGTGGGACAGCGTGGCGACGGCTATCCTGTCAGCTATCGTTGTAGGCGTTGTTGGCTTCTTCCTCGGCAAGTTCATTTAACGGAGGTACTCATGGAACAGTTTGACCCAAAGACTTATATTACCCGCAAGGAAAAATACCTTGCGAACATGGCAGGCAGCGGCGAACCTTATCCCGAACCCATTACGCGACACGAAAAATACCTCGCGGCGATTGCCGACCGTATGGGGACGGCGTCGGACGAGAAAATTGTGGAAGCCGTCGATGCATGGATGGAAGAGAACATCAACCCGGATGTTACCGTCGCTCTGGACAAGACTCTCTCAGTTGAAGGCGCCGCAGCTGACGCAAAGGCTGTCGGCAGCGTGATTGCACCGCAGTTCTCCCCGACCAAACCCGATGGGTATGCAATAGGTGACTATTGCATTCACGAAGGGAATTTGTATCGGTTCATCAACGAACACACAGGCGAATGGAGTGCGAGTGATGTCGAAGCAACCAATGTCGGTGAAGAGGTTGGTGAGTTAAGGAGCGCTTTTGATAATGCGCTGTCTCCGTCTGATGGTGGACTCCATAACCTTTGCACAGGAATCCAAAAAGACAAATACTGGGTAGCGTGGAACAGCGGTGATACCGTTACTTTGACGGATAATGCCAATTACATGGCGGCAACTGTTGTACTGAACGGCGCGGAGCATATCACGTTAAACTGGAACTGGGACAACAACAGTTTTTCTTTCTTCGTGGATGCTGATAATAAGCGCATAGCTTTAATGCGTGATTGCGTGTATAACGGTCTTAACTATGTCTACACCGTCCCAGAGGGCGCGGTTTACGCATATATTTCTCAAAACATAGCGAACGATCCCGCTTTAACCTATATTGACACTATCGGTGTCGTTGTCTTGGATGGTACTAATGTAATTAGGACAGAAATTACGATTGCAGATTATCCCTATGGCGGTATTGCGGAAACAAGTTACTACGCCGATGATTTAAGGATGAGTGCTGTTTCTGACAAAAAGCTGTCAGAAATTCTGCCGCCGCTTGATTCTCTGCCTAATGCCGTTATCAAAAGCACAAGCACAATTTATGGAAAATCTGGTCTTGCCGACTTTAATGACGCGCCCGATAATAGTCTTATAACTGTCCTTATTCCCGCTTCAACCGCACCTGCCGATCTCCCCGCTAACTATCCTGCCGGTCATGTTATCAAAGGCGTTGGTCAATTAGTCACCTATATTTCAAGCAATCAGCAAATTAAAATCCAAACCTACCGTAGCACCGCGCAAGGTCTGACTTACACCAGACAGTACGTAGTAGGAGACGGTTGGCAAGCGTGGTATCAGCCTAATGTAAAGAAGCGGTACACTTGCCTCAAAAATGGTAGTGGTGACTTTTCCTCCCTTGTGGCGGCAATCAACACCATTTGCGAAGATAATATGGATGCAGAACTGTTTGTCGGGCCGGGAACGTGGGACATTATTTCCGAACTTGGCGCGGACTACATGAACGCCGTTTCTTCTTCCTCTTCGACATGGGGGCTTGTCCTCAAAAACAGAATCCACATTATCTGCTCTGCCAACTCCCTCATTACTGCAAAGTACACGGGGAGCAACACAAATGTTAAGACCTACTTCTCTGCCTTTAACGCTGGCGAGTACGGTTTCACTTTGGAGAACGCAAACATCGAAACAGACAATGTGCGCTATACCGTCCATGATGACCGTGGCGGCGGTGGCGGCGAAGGCTACTACAACCGCTATATCAACTGCTCCATGAAGCACACAAACGGGATGTATACGGACTGCATCGGCGGTGGTCTTGGCACGAACGGTCTGATTGAGATTATCAACTGCTACTTTGAGGGTGACGCGAACGCCACACGCCTTGCGTATTACCACGGAAACAATTACAGAGGACAGACAAATGCACAATGCAAGCTCATTGTGAAAGGGAACTACTTTGCCGGTCTTGGCACTTTCGGACTTACCAAATATGGCGACAGCACGAAAGTCTCTACGGCCTATGTTTCTGACAATTCCGTTGGGTCTGCGCTGTTTGTCAATTCGGGGAGTTATGCGCCGCAGGACAATATGCGGATGGTTGAGTGGAACAACGTAATCAGAGAAGCCTAAAGGACACCTTAAATCAATGACCGCGCACACAATATCGGTGTATTACGATAACGAGGAATAACGCAATACTGTGATATTGCGAGTAAGGAGATGTATCTATGAGCAACAAAGTCTTTGACACTATCCGTTTCGTTCAGCAGTTAATCGTGCCGCTGACAATCTTCATTACCGCCCTGTCTGACATCTTCGGATGGGAGTGGGGAATCTACGTTGTCGCTACCTTAGCGGCGGCGAATACGTTCCTTGGCTCGGCTATCGAGGCATGGCGTAAATCGTACAACAACGAACTCAAGGCGGGGGAGTAATCCCTCGCCTTTCTTTTCACATCAATCGGGAGGTAGCAAATGCCACAGTTTACAGACGCAAATGTACAGCGGCAGTACAACGACATACTGAATCAGCTTGGGGCGAACAGCGGGTATACGCCTGTGTCTATGCCTGAGCAATCTTTGGACAGCATCACCGCACAGCTTGCCGCCGCCTATCGTCCGCAGTATGAAGCCGCTATCGCACAGCGATACGGTGCAACCAAGAAGCAGAAAGCGGCTATTGATGTCGATGCTGCCTCTCGCGGCATGGGTACGTCTACGTGGGTGACGGACGCGAAGAACCGCATCATGAACGCGGAAGCGGCGGACATTGCAGGACTTGAGGGAGACTATGCCTCCAAGCTCGCAGGCGACGCTATGGATCGCTATACGGATTACCTGAACGACCGTCTGAAGCTCGACCAGTACAATCAGCAGCTCGCACTTCAGCTCGAAGGCAACGCCTATGACCGCGCTATGGATCAGTACAACAGCGGCATGATCGAAGGCACTCTGCCCTATCAGCAGTTGATCTTTAACTGGCAACAGACGCAGAACGCGGCTAAGGGTGGCTCGGGTGGTTCTGGCGGCTCGCGCAACAGCACGAACGCTTCGAAGTATACTCTTGAGGAAGCGAACGCGGACGCGGAAAAAGAAGCCGACGAAATCATCGGTAGCATCCCGAAGATCACGAGCGACGCTTATAAGTCTGCTATGAAGGGATTCGACTTCGTTAAGAACCCGATCACTATTCGGACGCGCAGGCTTGGTCTTGACCGATAACTCGAAAGGAACAGCACATGGCACAGACTATTCAGGAATTTCTCGCGTCGTATGACGGCAACAAAACTGGCGCACAGCAGTCCTCTTTTCAGCCGTTGATTCCGTCCACCAAGGCGAACAACGACATCGACATGAGCAACGCAGGTGCGGCGTTTGAGCGACAGGCGCAGAAATACAGAGAGAATCAGCTGCTTAGACGAGAGCAGTACAAGGCGGCTGTGCTTGCTGATATGGAGTCTGTCAAGTATGACAAAGCGGCATATCAAGCACTCAAAGACAGCGGCAAAGGACTTGCGCAGATGTCCGACGATGAGAAGTCCTTTATTTCTTCCCGGTATCAGGCATCCGATCCTTCTTCTCGCAAGAGCTATACCGATTCTGTCGCAGACCAGTACCTTTCGTCTGTCGGTCTGCCTGCGTCCAAGGAACTTGCTGCCTATCGCAAGGCGTACAGCGATTACAATGCAAGCGGGAGCATGGAGGACAGGTACAAGGGTATCACCAAGGAAGAGCTTGACTTCATCACGAAGAAGTTCGGCGAGGATACCGTCGTCGGCTTCGACGGCAATCGGTACGAGAAGAAGAACAACAAGCAGGTCGAGTACACTGATACCCTTATCGACGATCAGCTTAGGATGATTGGACTCCCTTCTGCCGAGAAGATGGAGGTCTACCACTCTGCGTATTTGCAGGACAAGGAGAAGAAGCAGAAGTTTGCCGACCTCACGCAGAAGTTCTACGACGATGTGTTTCAAGAGCGCGACAAGGGTACAGACCTTGATACCGCGTGGACGATCGTCCGCAATAAGCCCGAATACGCGGGTCTTGACGATTATTTCATCGAACCCGCCGAGCTTCCGAACGAGGAAGACGAGGCGTACAGCGGCAGCAATGGCAGAACCAAATTCAATACGGATACGCTCAAGGCCATCGAGCAGAACCATGCTTACGGCAATGCGGAGATGCGCGTCTCCAAGGAAGATTACACCAAGTACGAAAGCCGCCTGTACAACACGTTCGCAAACGAGGTCGAGAAACAGCGCAAGCAGCAGGTGTACGACGCGGCTCAGTCTGCTTTGACCAAAGCGGCAACGACGGACGCAGAACGGAAAGAACAGCGCCATGCTTTACAGGAACTCGTTTCTACGTTCAAGCCCGAAGACGAGCATGGCAACCGCATCAAGGCTTCCGATTGGGACGGGTATCTTCAGCTCCTGAACGCAGGTGTTCCGAGCGACGTCATCAATTCCTCGCAGGTAGGCGGTGCTGCCGTTCTCAAAAAGTGGAACGACAAGACGAACGGAAATGATATCGCAAAGTGGGCAGAGTATGATCTTCTGTTCGACGGCGTTACCCGCAACGATTCGCAGTACGGCACGATGAAGGACGCCAAGATGCAGACCCTCGTTGCGAAGCAGATGAAGAACTTCGACGGTATGTCTGCTTATGATCCGCTTCAGTATCAGAAGCAGGTGAAGCGGAACAATTCCACCTCGCGTCAGAATGTCGTTTCCGCATACGGCGCTCTGTACAATGCCGTCAACGGCAAGACGTATGATCCTATTGTTGGGGCGACGCAGTATGAGAATCAAGTCCTGTCCACTATGACGGAGCATACGGACGCTGACAAGCCTCTTGTCGATTACCTTACGGACGACGAGCGCGGAACGTTCAACATGATGTTCAGCGAGTCACCTTACCAAGCACTCCGTTACCTCGACAAACTTGAACCGCTTCTTGACAAACGTGCGAATCGTGCGGCTGCTGTCTCCCTCGTTGCGGCAAGAAGTCAGCAGGAAGCGGAGGACGTCGCTTACTCGATGAACATCCGCAACGTTGACAGTCAGATCGACAGCATCAAGGAAGGAAGCACCGATTACTGGCATAAGGAAGCATGGGATAAATACCGCGATTACAGCGACGAAGCCCTTGACAGAATCCTTGCCGAGGATGTCAACACGAGTTCCGAAGTGATCCGCACATTCTACGAAGGCTCAAGCTCGATGACTGACGGCGAAGCAAGGGACATTATGTATGTCCTCGAAACGCGGCAGGGCGCAAGGGACAACGCAAAGCTCGCGGCATCCCTGTACGGCTACACCGACGAAGAAGGCGCGAAGGCGACGGAGTCCGTCAAGGCGAGCATCGGACAGCAGAACAACATGACGAAGTTCGTCAACGGTTTCGAGTACGAAGACAAGCCGACGAATCACGCGGATATCTCCTCGATCGATATGTCTGTTGACCTGTCGAACTTCAACCGCAACGAACTTGAGGAAGAGTATTATACTCCGCTTACGGCGCAGATGACGGACGAGCAGAAGAATCAGTATAACTGGCTGCTTGTCAACAAGGGCGAGCAGGAAGCTGCTGCTTACTTCAATTCCATCAAGCGCGGCCTCGACACAAAAGCCGCTGCTACCGTCATGTCACAGGCTCGCTCGGAAGCCGCTGACGATCCTTTCGGTACGTTCGTCGGCTCTATGGCATGGATGCCGTACAACGGCTTAATGTCGATGACTGGCGGCTTGCTGAACGACGTGCTCGGACTCGACACAACGGAAACGCAGGCAACACAGTGGGACGTCGGCGGTGTCGCGTCGGAGGCTGTCGGCATGAATCTCGCAGATTCTGTCGCATCAGCGTTCGACAACGACGGCATCGGTTCTGTCGCCAATTACCTGTATGGCGTCGCAAAGTCCTCTGCTGATAGCGCCGTCGGCGCGGGACTGTCCAAGGCTGTTCCTCTCGTCGGCGAACTTGCGCTGTCGGGATCGGCATATGCTTCAACCCTTCGCCACGCTCTTAATAAAGGCGTATCGTCCGACAACGCGGCGAAGATGGCTGCGGCATCAGGCGTTATCGAATTCGTTACGGAGCACATGGGCATCGACCATATCTTCAGCGCCATCGAAAAAGCCAAAGGGAAAGCGATCGAGCAGGGCATGCCGTACTTCCTCAATCTTCTCGCGGAGGCGGGAATCAACTTCGGCTCGGAAGCCATCGAAGAAGGCGTAGGCAGTGTGTTCGAAACTGCGGCAGACATGCTCATCAACGGCGACTCGTCCGAACTGTTGGAATACTACAACAACGCTATCACTAACGGACGTTCTCCCGAGGAAGCGACGAGACTTGCCGCGACGAAGTTCGCCACGGATGTAGGCCTCGAAGCATTGGCGGGCGGTCTTGCAGGCAGCGGTTCTGTTGTTGTCGCAGGCACTGTTCCCGGCGTCGCTATGGCAGTAAACAACGGTCTTGTCCGATATGCACAGGGCGATGACGCTCGCGCTATCATGGGTCACTCAAACAGCTTCGCAGCAGGTCGCTCCGTTATTGACGATCTTTACGGAAGCGTCGTAGGCGATGCTGTTCAGAAGTACCTCGACACGAGTGAGACCGTAGGAGACAAGAAGCGCATCAACGATATCGTCGGCGATCTCAGCGGCGTCAGCAACACCAGTATGCTGTACGGTGTCATCTTCGACAGCGAAGGCAACATGAAACTGGACGACGATCAGCAGGTCGCCCTTGCCTCTCTCCTCGCAATCGACGGCGCACAGGCAGACTCGGCCTCTATCGAATATACCTATATAAAGGAACAGGCGCTACAGCAGGGCGACGCACAGCGCAAGGCGAATTCTGCTGACGGCAAGGTGACCGAAGCGGTCAAGAACATCAAGACCGCGCAGGAAGTTCGTACCCTTAACAGCAACATCGAAGGGAATAAGGCAGGCATCCTCAAGGCACGTGAGGCCTACAACACGAAGCTGAACGGTGTCCTCTCCCACCTTAACAGACTTGCACAGCAGAAGGTCGCTCTCGCAAAGAAGATGGGTGCGAACGTCGGCAACCCGAAAGCGCAGGAGGTCATCCTCAATTCGCTGAAGGCTATCCAAGACGAGTATGACAGAGTCTTGACACAAAAGAACGAGATCGAGTCCGTAGACTCCATCACATTGGAGAACGACGTCCGTCAGCTTCAGGATCAGATCAACATCAACCAAGGCATCATCGATAAGCACTATGCTTCTTCGTATCTGTTCTTGAATGCCGCAACGTCGAATCGCGGCGTCTACGAAGGCGAACTGAAAGCGGCACAAGCAAAGATCGCCAGTCTTGGCAACAGGATCGACAGCATGATGGAGTCCGAAGCGACCGACGCGAGCGACGTGATCGTTCTCGATACCCTACAGCAACAGCTTGCCGACGCGCAGAACGAGACGGATTACTGGAGCAAAAAGCTCCGCGCTTCCTCTCCGACATCTTTGGCGAATGCTGTTGCGGCTCTCGATTCGGGTACTGCACAGGACTACATCGCGCAGATGAACAACAGCACAGAACCTGTCGCTGTTCCTGTCGCATCCTCGGAGACCGCCTCAGAGGCGCAGAATTCCGGTTCTTCCTCCAATACTGAAAACTCTACGAACGAGGCACAGAATACGGAAGAATCAGCCGCAGAGGATGTTAAACAAGAAACTAAGAATGAAGAACCGAAGAAGACCAAGCGGAAGACCTTCAACATCAGTAAAACGATGCAGACGAAGATCAACCGCATCGCAAAGAAACTCGGCGTAGAGGTTGAGTGGCAGACTCGTGACGAGATCGGAGGCAACGGTAAGTACGATCCACAGACTCCGAACAAGGTCTACCTTGCTACGGACATGATTGCGGATTCCAATCTTCGAACGGAGACCGTCGTTGCTCGTGAGTTCTTCACGCATGAGATCGTCCACTATGTTGCAAACACCAAGACCTACAGACGGCTTGCGTCCTTGGCAGAACGGTATTATAAGCAGCTTAATGCCGATAAGGGCATTGATGGCGCTGATTACTATCAGTTCCTCATTGATCGCATTATTGACAAAGAAAAGGAACTGCATAACCGTGACTTCACGGTCGAACAGGCTCGTGAGGAAATCACGGCTATGTTCACGCAGGAAGTCCTGTTCTCCGGAGAAAGCGGAAGCAAAAACGCTTTGAACTGGCTCGCGGACGCGAACAGCGGTATTGTCAAGAACCTCCTGCACTATGTCGAGTATCTCATCAAGCGCGGGCAGGTTCGCCGCATGAAGGACGGCGGAGCTATCAAAGCATTGCTTCTCGATTCCGAGAGAGCGCTGACTGTCGCTTTACAGGAACGGAAGGTTCTTGACGAGAAAGGTCTCAAGTCCGCATTCAGCGACGAACGCAGAACCGACGCGACGCAGACTGCGGATGCCGAAGCTCCTGCTGCCGAAGAACAAACTGAGTCCGTTGCGGAAACGGAAGCCGTCGAAGAAGAACCCGAGTCCGAAGAACAAACGGATGCCGAAGATGAATCCATTCCCACGGCAGAGGAAACTAATGCTGTCGACGAACAAGTGGAGACTGATGTGGATTCTGCCGACAGCACTTCTCAGAACGACAGCAAGCCGACGACAGTTAAAAAGTCTTCTGACAAGCAGAAAGCCAAAGAAGCCCTGCGCATCATTAAGAACGTGAGGGGCGTTGATAAAGGCCGCTCGTTCAGCAAGGGTGCGTTTCTTGGTGCTAACGGAAGGCAAATCGTTACGGATGCTTTTCAGCTATATAGGTTTAACGAACATGTTGACGGCATACCTATGATCGGAGAAGATGAAGTTGAACAGTATCAGGCAAAGTTGGATGCGATTACTGACAACTTCCGAGACAAGTACGAGCGTGGCGAAATGGTCGCTCTCAGTCCTATGCCGACAAAGGAATCTCTTGTGAACGCCGCGAAGAAGTTAGGATACTCGACACCTTTATCGAAGGCCGAATCAATTCCGATTTATTTCGGAAGCGGGTTTCCTGTTGTTAATGCGAGGTACATGTACGAAGCGTTGACCATCTTCCCGGACGCGCAGTTCTTTGCGGAAAAGGGGAAACAGCTTTCTCCTATCTATGTCACGAGTTCTGAGGGCGACGGTGTTATCGTTCCTATTCGTGAACAAGACTACGGCGAAAAGGATGACGTAATTCGTCAACGGCTGTTCAAGCGTCTCGCTAATCCGAAATTAACGGACTCGGAGTATTCTGATATTCGTAAGAACGTTGACTTTGACAACGTGTATTATTCGGACGGCGATACAGTGGACGACCTTGTAGGGTACTCGGAACGATACACCAATCCGAATGTAAGCGGCGAAGCGGCTACGCTTTCGGGAACGAATGTCGAAACGACTGACGTTGCCGAAGCGATTGACGAGTCTGCTGTTGCTGTCAACGAAGACGGCGAACCGACGATGAACGTCGTCAATAACGGCAATGCCGCGATGATGTCCCTCGGCACGTATGAAAACGGCGGTCGTGAGGCACTCGAGGAATACCTTAAGAAACGTTCGAGTGGCGAGAATCCTGCTTTGACAAAATCGCAGGCAGCCGAGATCATGGCGAAGATGGACGAAATCTACGCTTTCTCGAAAGAGTACGCCAACAAGTATGTCGGCTTCGGAAACTGGTCTTACGCACAAGTTAAGAAAGCTCCGAACGGTCTACCTGCCTTGTCTGTCGTTACTCCGAACAACGAGTACAACATGAACATCGACTTCAGCCTTGTCTGCGTCAAGCGCAGAGCGCTGAACGCCGTCATTAACGAACTCGTTCGTCGGGGCAAGATGGAAACGATGGACTTCTCGGGAGAGACGATCGCAAGGATCAACGAGATCATCCGAAGTGAAGGATATGAAACCGCTTGCCTTATGTGCTTCGTGGAAACCACTCGGTACAGACAGGCGTCGTTTGCAGACAGCTTTGTGGAGAAGTACAACAACCTCGTGAATTCTCTTGGCGGCGAAGCTGACTACCATAACTTCGGCGGTAACGAAACACTCCAAGCGAGAGCAGGCATTCACGAGTTGCCCGACGCTGATCTCGATTGGACGGAAGTTGACAAGGTTCTCGACAACTACATGGCTCGTAAGGGATTGAAGAATCTTCCTGCATACAATCCGAATAAGAGCCTTCGCGGTGGAACTACTGAGGAAGCGATTGCTTTCGAACTGAAGATGAATCCATCGTCCCGGAAGCTGATGCTTCGCGGCGATCTTATGAGCACGAACGGATTCGACAGCCTTGTGCAGAGAGCGCCGAACATTCTTCGTCTTTGGAACAAAAAAGGTGTAGGTGGCCCGAAGAACACTTTCTCCGACATGCAGTACCTGAACGATATTGCAAAAGGAGACTGGAATGCTGACAAGGCTTACGATGTCGGCGGCGTTAGGGTGCAGTCCTTCTCGGACTATGTTCCGACGATGTTCTTCGATTACGTGCAGATGGTCGCCGATCTCGCCGCAGGCAAGATGCCTGCCCATGCTTACACGAAGGAACTGAACTTCGTGAAGCTGTTTGGCATGACGGGGATCAAGATCAATATGTCCCTCGTCCCCGAAGTTGGTGACAGCGATATCGTCGGCATGAACTATGTCCGCGATGCTGAAGGTAACATCATGCGAGACGAAAGCGGCGAGCCTTTGAGAACCTATGCGTGGGCAAAGGAATCCTTTGGCTATGACCGCAAAAAGGGCGACCTTGATTACGATCTCATCAACCGAATCCAAGGTGACGAGAACTACGGAAAGAACTGCGGCTCTATTGCCATTGGTATCTCGGACGAACATATCATGCGGATGCTGCGTGATCCGCAGATTAAGATGGTCATCCCGTATCATCGGTCGAACCTCGCGGCAATCCTCGCCGAGATGATGAATATCGACCGCTTCGTGAATTACGAGGATACACAGCATACGCGCAAGTGGAACGGAAAACGTTGGGAAAACCTCTCCCCGAAGGAAGAGTACGAATTCAACAAGCATCTTCACGAAGATGGAGACCCGAAGAAAACTGTGAAGGGCTATCTCGACTGGTGTGCTGAGAATCACTACGCTCCGAAGTTCGAAGAGACCGATACCTCGACGAAATTCAAAAACGAGGAAGGCTATTACAAGCTCCTCGAGGACTTCACTCTGTACGACAACAACGGAAACTATACGCCGCAAGGCGCTGTGCAGATGAGGTTCGCGCAGGATGGTGAAGCAACAATCTTCACTCATCGTGGGCAGTCCATCCAAGGCGGAGTATCCGAACTGCTCCAGTATTCCCTCGAAGACCCTCGGCAGACGATGATTGAACAGGGCGCATCTGACCTTGTTGACAAGATCATCGATACGATGGAAGGCAGAAACGTTGGAGACGAAATGTACTCCGACGGCAGCACCGTCGAAGACCTTGTCGAAACGAACGAGGACTTTCGCAGGATGTTCTCGAATCGCGGCGAAGGCTATGAAACGGACGCTGATGACGTTCGCTACATGGAACTCGCAGAGAAGTACCGAGACGGATCGGCAACGGACGAAGAAACCGCCGAGCTTCGGAATATGGTCGAAGGAAGAGCAGAAGCACTTCGAGCTGAAGTGTTCGCTGCTACCGACGTTCCTGCTTATCGCATTCGCAGAGACGCTCCTCCGAAGAAGACCATCAAGGTGTACAAAACGTTCACGTTGACGGAAGACGGTCAGCCGAGCGCGTTGTTCGTCAGCAGCAGAAATCCGCTGCCTGTTGGCGTTTGGCTCGATGCGCAGGATACATTCCACTTCAAAGATCAGCGTAACGGTAGGTGGTATGTTCCGAGTACAAAGAACCCGAACACTAAAGGCGGTGCTACAGGACGGATGACGAAGCTCTCCGATATAAGTGAGAGTGACCTCGCTGAACTCGAACGTCTTGGGCATATCAAGCGCGGCAAAAACGGAAAGTACACGGCGAAGAACCTAACCTCTCTCGCGTATAGACCGGGATGGCATGCAGGCGACCTGCCGTTCTTCCCTCAAGGTGGGATGAAGGTCGATGATAGCAACTATGAAAACATTCATAGATACAATCAAGTCGTGTTTGAATGCGAGATGGCTGCCGATGAAGACTACACGTCATACGAAATAAAGGATGACGGTACGGTCAAGTACAACGACAGGCAAGAGATGCCTGTTAACGGAAGCTATAAGTTCGCAACGAATCCTATGGCTAACACGCAGGACATCGGCGCATGGTACATCAGCGGAAGTCTGAAGATCAATAGAGCCTTGACCGAAGAGGAAGCTAACCGTATCCTTGAATCCGAGGGTCGCTTGCCGCAGGAATGGCAAGCGTACCAAGACGAAACAGAATACAATGCGCTTAAAGGAGGCTCTGCGAAAGCGGCGTATGAAAAACGCATTGGTTCTCTCGACCTCGACCGCCTCGGTTATGATCCGAACCGCACAGCAGAACGGATGAAACTGCCCGACCTCGTCACCTATGACGATAACGGCGACATCATCCCGTTATCACAGCGGTTCAACAGCGAAGTCAACGATGTCCGCTACAGCGACGGCGAAACGATCGACGATCTTATCGCAGAGTACGGACTGAAGCAGAGAAGCAGACGCGGAGAAGCGAACAACATCAGGACTCCCGAACGCACAACGAAGACCACTCGTGTCAGCGACGTTGCGCAGACGCTGAAGGAACGGCAGGATGCTTCCAAGGCGGCACGGGATAATATCGACAACATCATCGTCGAGACGCTGAACGAGTCCGCTGTGCCTACGTTATCTGTCGGATCGGACGCAGGTCTTGTGTATAAGCCTGTCACGATGGAGCAGATGAACCAGTGGGCAGATGACTACATTACGAAGGCGGGAAGCCTTGACCAAGCGATGCGTGACCTTTCGCGGGATATCCCGATCGCAAAGCTGACGGAGCTGTCGAGATTGGAAGCGGCGGCTATGCGAGTGTTCGCGGAGATTGCCCAAACAGATGACTTCGACGTGCAGGCTTACCGGGAATTCGTTGCCGCTATCGGCATGATGAACAGCCAGTGGGGTCGTATGGGTGCGGCAATGCGCATCCTTAACAATTCCCCGCTTGGCAGAGTGGAGTACATGAAGAAGGTCGTTGAACGCATCAACGAGGAGAACGCAAAGGCTATGTCGAAGGGCGTCGATAAGCTCCTGCATCCGAAAGGCGTCAAGCCTATCGATATTCCTGCGCATCTGTACAAGGCTCTCGAACAGGCACGGACTCCCGAAGAGGTTCGCAAAGCAGAGTTCGATATCTCGCAGAGCATTGGCGAACAGTCCCCGCTTTCGTTCGCAGACGCGATGCGGAACTGGCGGTACTTCTCGATGCTGTTCAACCCTGTTACCCATGCGAGGAACATTCTCGGCAACGTTTCCATGCTCGGCATGAGAACAGCCAAGGATGCTGTCGCGGCAGGACTTGAGCGCATTGCAACAAAGACAGGTCTTATGAAACCCGAAGAACGGACGCACAACTTGAAACTGAAAGCGCCGAAGAACGTTCATGACTTTGCCGTAGACTTGTACTTAAAGAATAAGGACGCCGTCCAAGGCAACGACAGATACGGCGTCAAGGACAAGATGCGCGACGCTGTCAAGAAGTCTCCGATCAAGCCTTTTGACTGGCTGATGCGAGCCAACGGCAATGCACTCGAAGCAGAGGACGCAATGTTCCTGCGGGCAACATATACCGCTGCCGCGCAGCAATACATTATGGCTCGCGGCATCGACGTGGACAACATCACGCCGAAGCAGACGGCAGAGATCAATGCCTATGCAACGAAGCAAGCGCAGGAAGCAACGTACAGAGACGCGAGCGCTCTTGCCGATACGCTGAACGCATTGTCGAAGCAGAACGCTGCTTGGCGCTTCGCTATCGAAGCCGTCATGCCGTTCAAGAAGACTCCGATCAACGTGGCGAAGCGCGGCATCGAGTATTCTCCTGCCGGGCTTATCAAAGGCGTCTTTGACCTTGCGAGGTTCGCGCAGCAGAAGGGCAAGAACTCAAGCGGTGACTTCACGATCTCGGCATCGAAGGTTGCGGACGAACTCGGCAAAGGTCTTGTCGGCTCTGCCTTGACGCTTATCGGTATGTGGCTCGCCAAGGCGGGTATTCTGAAGCTGAAGGCAGGAGATGACGATAAGGCTGAAACGTTCGGCAAGGACACAGGGCATCAGGACTACAGTCTTGAGATCGGCGATCTGTCCATCAAGATCGAATCCGTCGCGCCGATGACGTTCCCGCTGTTTGCAGGCGCGGCTATCCTCGACGCATTCGGCGAAGATGGCGTCAGCTTCGACAAGGGCTTTGCGGCTATTGCCGACAGCATCTTGTCCGTTGCTGACCCGTTGATGGACATGTCTTTCATGTCCTCGCTGAACAGCGCGTTGAATTCGTACAGCCAAAACAAGATATTTGGTGTGGTCGAGAATGCGGCAACGTCGTACATCAACCAGTATTTCCCGACGCTTATTGGAAGGCTGAACACGATTACGACGCCGACGAGAAGGACAACGAAGTCTGCGCAGTCTGCAAAGGAAGGCATCGGTACGCAGCGCGATTACACGCTCCGCAGCATTGCAACGAAAGTCCCCGGGCTGAACAGAATCCTCGAACCGTATGTTACCGTGACTGGCGCTTACGATACGAAGACGTCCTTCGGGGATTATGCGCTCGCCGTCATGAACAACCTCCTCTCGCCTGTCAATGTATCCGTCATTGATAAGGACGAGGCGACAAGGGAGATTTCACGGCTTATCGGCGAGACAGGCGAAACTTCGTTCGTCCCGCGCAACCCGAACAAATACTTCACGCAAGGCGGCGTGACCTACAATCTCACCGCCGACGAGTACACTGAGTACGCCAAGGATCATAACGAGACCGTCTTCGCGGCCTTGACGAGCACGATCAATTCCGACGAGTATCAGCGAGCAACGGACGACGAACGCGCAGATATGTTGGAGAACACTTACGATGCCGCGCACAAAACCGCGCAGAAAAAGTGGAAAGCCATCATCGTTCAGCAGCGCGACAGCAAGAACAAATAAGCCAAAGCAAAAAGAGAGGGGTCGGTTATCCGACCCCTTTTTCTTTTGCGAAACATCCGTGCTGAACGGCGTGAACGATGACAATGTTGATGATCTGTCGCATCTTGTAATACAGCGTCCGCTGTGAGATGAAGCACTCGTCTGCGACCTTGATTGCCGTATCTCTGTTTTCCCGGCGCTTATGCCTCTTTCCGTCCAGTCCGTATATCTTGGTAGCAATGTAAGCATATCCATGATTGCTGCCGTCATCCATCTCTTTGAGTTCATCAAGCGCAGAATTGATTGCACTTATCCAACTCCTCTTTTCCTCGATATGTTTCGGAGGAGATGCAAGCGCGATACCTATTCTCGCTGTGGGGTCGGAGATTCCTGTCCCTCTGATCCCTGATTCATCATGCTTTGGCGTTGCGAACATCATGTTCTCGAATTCCGTGACATCATCGATGTCGTTGCTGTATGAGTACAGATGCCGCTTCGCCAAGCGTTCACGTTCCCGTTGCGTCATATCTTTCCCTCCTCGGCAAGTATGGAGTATATCTTTCTTGCCACAGCACCATCCACGAAATCAGTCACATTGTACCCGTGGGCTTTGATCCAGTCTGTACTGTAATGACTGACGCGCACTCTCGGATTCCCATCCCTTGATCGCCTGCGCTTCGGGGCATGTTCTGGGTACATTACGCGAAGCTCTGCCGTGGTGTACACGTCCGTCGGCTTGCAGTTCATCCGTTTGCAGATGTCCTCAAGCTGTTCGTATCTCGGGAAGTGGGCGAGGTCACGGGCGACGTAGGAGACAAGAGCCGTTGACTCGCCCGTCACTACCGCCACATCCCTTACGCCATATCCCGACTTGTCCATGTATTCTCGGAATTTGCTCATTCCAACATGCCTCGCGCCATCACTTACCGCCTTTCTCCGTCCGCGCAGAAATATGTAACATCTGTTGATCGTTCATGTTCATTACACCAACCGTTCACTTCGTTTTTGCATACCTCGTGATGCTTGCAATCCTTGCACAGAATCGGCTTTGACAGCGCAACGCCTTTCTTAAACCCGTCGATAAACGCATCACGTAGCATATTATTAAATCTTCTTCCGAACCGCGTCATGTAATCATCTGCCCAATTCTTGCTTGCAATATCCAACTTATCAATCATTCCGTTCTCCTTTCTCCGTCCGCGCAGAACCAGTCGTCATCGACATTTCCGAAATCGTAGTGCTTTTCGCACACGTTTCGCTCGTTGACAAATCCTTCGGCGTAGCAATACTTACAATCCTTGCACCGCACAACAGGCACAGCGTCCACGGTAGGCTGTTCCAATCGGTCGAGCCATCCCATTTGCCACATACGGAATAGGATATTGTCGATTACAGCCATCTCGTCCGCGCTCGTGTCGATGTTTGTCGATTCAATCAGTTTTGCCTTGTACTTTGCTATCAGTTCAAAGCGGTTGTCATTACACATATCACTCATGTTTCGCTCCTTTCCGCAACAATCGGTGTCATGTCAATAATGGTCGGTGTCGCGTCCAATGCCTTGCCTATCGTCTTTGTGCTTTGATGCGAATACTTCACAACGTTCTCGCAGAACACAGTTTCGTCAAT